TTCTTGTCCGTGAGTACATCAAGAAGCAAGAGCAGGAAGACCATCGGCTGGATCAACTGAAATTGATATAGCGGTTGCCGGCTTTAGCCGGCTCACTCTTAAACCGCTTTGAGCGGTTCACTGCCTTTACATGCCCCCGGCTTTGCCGGGGGTAGCTGACTAAATCATCTTGTTGATGGCCAGATAATTATTAATTTTATTTTGCTCAGATAAAAATGATATTGCTAGCTTGTTATATGTATCAACCAATGTAGTTAGTTTTTCAAGAAAACGTTCCATCAAAGTGTTGTTAGGATCATCAGCAAGTGACAGGTTTGTTAAAAATACTACCAAATCATGAAGTGAGTTCTTAATATTTTTACAGTCTGTAAAATCGGTTATTGATAAATTTTGTTTTAACGATTTTATATAAAATTTTACTTTACCTTCTTCACCATTTGATAGTATCTTTCCGAAATTGGCAACAATCAGATTAAAAAGTTCGTATAAAAATGATCCGCAAAAATTATCTCGTATACTGTGTACTGAAGCAATTATTTTTGCATCGTCTATTGCAGACACATTGATTGGAATATGAATGTATTTTTTTGAAACTTCAAAAAAACTAGCCATATTATAAGAATAAAATATTTTCCCAGGAGCATGGGTTGAAAATTCTTTAATTAACTCTGGCCTACACCATAAACGCTTCCCACTTATTCTCCATACCCAATCATCTTTTTTGTCATCAGAAATAAATATAACAGAACAACCATCTGTTTTTGCTTTTTCAAGAATTTCGAACCATATTAGACCGTCTCCGCATGAATTTATTTCATCCTTAGTTTTGGCATCCTCATAGCCCGGGGGGATATTTTTTTTGTATCTGTCTTGGATATCTTTTCTTTTTTTTTCAATATCTGAAGGCTCATTATTGACTTTGCCTTTAAACAAATCTTCGATTTTATCAATAATATTGTCATTCACAAGAGATTGTTGAACAGATGAATCAAATTTACCTTTTGACTCATTTAGCCTTGCTTTTATGTCTTCAAATTTGGTTTTAATTTCATCTATAATAGCTTTAATATCAACAACAGGATGCAATTTCAGCTTAATTTTAGAAAATTCTGAAACTGCATCATTTTCAAGTTTGTCGATAACATCTATATATTGATCGATTGATGTTTCTTGTTCTATAACGACTGTCGGCCTATTTTTCATAAATTCTTTACAGACTTGATATGGCATCCATAACCTACTTGAAATTTTATCACATATAGTGAAAAAATAATCAACTGTAGTTTGTTTGTATCTATACAAATTCAGTAAAATATTTGTATCAAAAACAAATATGCAGTTATCCCACAATTTTTTAAATTGGGCTTCAGAAAGAGGACAGTATTCTGGAAACAACTCTCGAATGCTAGACATTATTACTCCATATCTGTCGTACCATGACAATATTTTCCCTTTACCAACTAATTTTCGCTATAGCCCCTCAAAAAAATGGAAGCAAGGAGAATCCATTCCGACCTTTTCTTCCCGTTAACCCCCCGTTAAAATCCATCCTATCCCCTTCCCCCTAGCCTCGCCCCGCCAGCGCCCGTTGGAGCGTCTGGGCGGCCGTTTGCAGCAATTCCTCTTCGTCGTCGGGACCGATGCCCAAGAAGCGGCGGGCCGGGATATCGCCCCAGGGGATGGGCTGGCCGCGCTTGGTGCTGCCGAACGCGCCTTTCCTGGCGCCGTCCTGGTGGGTGGGGGCATAGACCGTGGCCGTGGTCACCCGGGCGAAGTCCGCTCCGTGCTCGGACTGGATGGACGCGGCCAGGTGACCGCTCACTTGCAATATCGGCGTGGCGCTGCCCCGGCGCCGGACCGTGGTGGGTGCAAGCGGCGCCCAGGCCTGCCCGGTCACCGGATCGGCTTGGTTGGCAAAGGCCCGTTCCGGGATGTCGGCCAGTACGCCAGCCAGGGCGCGGGTGATGGGCGTCATGTCCGCGCCCAGGGCCATGGCCCGGCCGAGCAGCGCCTCCAGCTCCGCGATGTTTACTTCGACTTCAATCATGGCTATGTCTCGTACGGTGGATGTGACACGGTGACATTCTCCCTGCCGTAGCACGGGCAGCCGCCCGGAGCGCCATGCGAGGTTTCCGCGCAAGCGGGTGGGAGGCCTCGCCATCCGCCAAACGCCGCCCGGTCATTGCCGGGCGGTTCGCTTTTTGAGCCGCCGCAATTCACGCTCCCGCTTGGCGTCGTCGCCGCTTAACCGGACAAGGCTTTGCACGTAGAGTGCATCGCCCGCGACGGTCGCCTTGACCACGACCAGCACGCCATCGGGCTGGTCCAGCACATAGTCGAGCTTGTGGGTGCTTTCCCGAATCCTCTCGCCGTGGTCCACGGCTTCCTGGGCCAGCCGGTAGTCCGCCGGCCCAAGCTCGGGATGCCGCGCCGTCTGCTTGCCGGCCGTTTGCGGCGACAATCGGGCCACTTGCCCGCGCGCGCCGATAAGCCCCGCGTCCTCGGCCGGCAAGATCGCCAACGGGAAGTCGCCCACCGGCTTGGCCAGCCATTGCGGCAGGGCCGGCCCGGTCGCCATATCCCGCACGGCCAGCCGGGCTACCGCCGCCGGCGCGGCGTCGAGCGTGCGCGTCAGCGCATCCAGCGTGTCGCCCAGCCAGGACGCCCCGGGGTTGGCCGAGAAGCCCACGTCCGTAAAGACGGTGTAGCCGATCTGGGGCACGCGGTAGCCGGTCACCGGGCGCCGCTCCACCTGGCCGGTTGCCCTGTCCGGCACGGCCACCTGTTCGGTCACCATGTTGCCCACGCCGGACTCCGGGGTGAGCTGTTCCTTGTCCAGGCGAAAGTCGGACAGCGCCCGCACCCGGCAGCGGCAGTTCCAGCCGTTGGGCGGGTAGTGGCTGGCCCAAAAAGGATCGTCGTAGCGGAAGGTGCGGCCGGAAAGCACCTTGTGGGACGGCCGGGTCTTGCCGTCGAGCACGGCCACGTACTGCCACCAGGGCCGGGCGTCGGCGTTTTCCAGTTGGCCCTTGTAGCGGCCGGCCATGAAGGCGGTCTGCATGTTCTGGCGGTAGATGAGCCGCAACCTGGCCGGGCTGCCGAGCTGCACGCGCCGCTCCTCGCCGGTGCGCCGGTCGATCATGGGCTTTTTTCCCCACCAGCCGCGCGCCTTGAGGTACGGTTCCATCCGCTTGCGAAACCAGTCTTCGGTCTTGCCCTCCGTCAGGCACTGCGCCAGGCAGGCGTGCACGTCGCGCAGCATGTCCGCTTGCGCCATCTTGGCGATGGTGAAGGCCGTGGCGTGGGCGGCCTGGTCAAGCTCCTTCCAGTCGAAGGTGACGCGGTAGCCCTTGCCCTCGAAATAGGCGACCGCGTCCTTGGGCGGCAGGCCCATGACGAAGGAAAGGGAAATGGGCTCAGGCATCAGTCGGCCTCGGCCTGCGCGCTCAAGCGCCCCCACAGTTCGCCCACGAACAGCGCCCGGGCGCACAACTCCTCCAGGGCCGCCGTGTCCATTTTGGGGTACAGTTCGGCCAGTTTGCCGATAAGTTCCTCGGGGCGCGCCTCGGTCTCGGCCAAAAGCGGCGCCAGCAGGTCCCGGGCCAGGGCGGTGAGCGTGGCGTCCGGCACGGCGGCCGCGTCAACGGCCTCCTGGTCCGGATAGGCGGGGGTGCCGGCCGCGCCCGGCGTGGCGGCCAGGGCCGCCGTGGCCGGCTCCGGGGCGGTGGCGTTTCCGGCGTCCTTCCCGGCGTCGGACGGGGCGCCGAGCACCGGCTCGCCGCCCTCGGGCATGGGGATGCCGGCCCGCTCGTGGGCCCAGGCGGCCGGGATGCGCATGCACGTGGCCAGCTTGGGCAGGCTGTTGGCCAGCTTTTCCAGGTCCTCGGGGTTGTTGGTGTCGAAGACGAACCGGGGCAGCAAGGCGGCGTCGGTCACACCGACGTTCAGCACGGCCAGGGGCGCGAGCAACTGCCGCGTCAGCGTGCCGGCGATCTGCCGGGCGTCGCTGTCGCGGATGTCGAGGCGCACCTCGTTGTGAATCTCGCCCAGGGCCTGGCTGCCCACGCCCTTGGTGTCGGTGGTCAGCGTACTGCCCAGAATGGCCTTGGACTGCCCGGTCTCGCACAGCTCGTGCATGGCCAGAAACGGCTTTTCGCTGCCGCGCGCCGCCTCGTGGAATTCGATCATCATGCCGTCGGGCACGATGCCGGCCGCGTCGTGTCCCAAGGCCTGCAAGGCCTGGAGCAAGATCTTTTGTTCCTCGTCGCTGGTGCCGGCCGGGTACTTGCCCAGGCGCATGGGCATGCCGTGGACTTCCAGAAAAGCCGAGAAGTCGCCCCGGCAATACTGCTTGAGCAGGTAGGTCCAGACCAGCACACGGAACAGGCCGGCCCGGGCGAACCAGCCCGACTTGGAGCGGTGGCGGTGCACGATCCACCCCAACGGCCACAGCTCGGCCCCGTCCATGCTGTCGTCGCGCAGGCGCAACGTCTCCAGGTCCGGGGCCAGCTGGAACCAGCTTTGCGGCCGGTGATGCAGGGCCGCCGGCAGATGCAGGCCGCCGTCGAAGGCCCATTCGATCTCCAGGCAAGAAAATCCGTGGCCCACGGCGTCGGCCATGTCCAAAAGCACGTCCTCGAAATCGGCCACGGTGGCCAGTTGCTCGCGTACGGCCGCCGCCACGGCCTCGGCCCGCTTGTCGTCGGGCCGGCCCGGCACCACCCGCCAGGGTACGGCCAGCAGCGCCCGGCGGCGCTTGGACAGTTCGGCGTGGATGTGCTCGTCCCGGTCCTCGATGTCCGCGAACAGTTCATGCTGGGGCACGATGTCGCCCTGGTCGGCGGCGCGCAGGATGCGCTCCAGCCGGTCCGGGGTCAGCCCGCCGGTCAGACTCTCGAT